ACCGGCTTTGGCGTCGGGGCAAACTTGTATTCTTGCTGAGCTACGTAATCCAGGAAAGTCCCGGTGGGAGTGATCTTCATCCCTTGATTATTATAAGCCTGGTCTACGTATTCTCTGAGTTGAGCCGGGACAGCATCAGGGTACTCCTGGAGGAGTTGGTCGAACTTAAGTTTCTTTACATCGGAAAGCGACTGCTTAGCCACCTCCACCGGGGTAGCCCCGTGAGATGGGTACTGCGCTCCGGGGTACTTCTGAGTCTTGGCGCCCGGAGTCATGTCTGGCTCGAGCATAGCATTAGGATTCCAGAAGGTCCACTGGCTTCCATTAGTCATGCCAGCCCAGCCGGCCTCACTTAATACACCTACACCATTAGGGGTATTACCCTTAGGAGTCCCGTCATCTTTGAAGGAATTTAATACCTTCTTCCCAGTCCAACCCGCCTGAACCCGGTGCTTGATTCCCTGCTTCTCTAACACCCCGTTGATGAGACTAGCCTCGAGATCATCAATAGGGGCACTCCAATGCAGATGCCTCATGATACTGTTAGGCCGGAGTCGATATATCTTCTGGCCACCCTTGGTCTTGATCTTGTATTGCTGCTTGGCTACGAAGTCATCGGGGAATTGAGCTACGTTGGCAGCGAGATCCCCTTCGACATAACCACTGGCGCCGGTGGGCTCGAGAGAGACATATAGACCGGGGCCTATATCATGGTTCTTGGAGAAGCTGGTCAGGAAGGTCTTGTCGTCGATGTCCTCGTAGGTGCCATGGTGGAAGCGGTCATCCTCGGGAGTGGAGACTGAAGTGACCCCGAGCTTGGGGCCCCCTCCCTTACGGGGTTTTCTAATCTTGGCTCCAGTGACTCCACCACCCATAGTACCAATTAGGCTTTCAATTTCCTCCGGAACTAGTGGGATATCATACTTACTGGTGAGGGCGGAACCAACTCCGGCTCCAGCGACAAACTTAGCGGCTGTCCCTACATCGTCGAAGCCTTTGAGTCCGAGTTCATTTAGAGCCCTGGCGCCGAAGCGAACAGGGGCGGGGGCTTTGGCTAAGGCTGTGGCTACCTTACCACCCTTGAAGATGACTCCAGGAGAGTAGGTAACTGGGTCCATTCCTATGCTGACGCCGGACTTAATACCTTGATTGATGTCGGGGTCTTCCTGGAATGCCTGGCCTGCTCGGTTCGCGGTCTTGATGGCCTGGCCAAGGGAGATGGCCCCGGATTTATCTCCAAGCTTCCCGGTCTGGCGCTGAGCTCGAATGTGACTGGCAACATTAGCTAGTGGGTTCCCGATGATGTTCTGGCTAGTAGTGTACTCCCCATCCTTAACAACACCGCGGGTTGCAACAAGTGAAGGAAAGCCCGATACCTGCCTCTCCCAAACTTCCATGGCATCGTTGAAGTCCCGAGACATGGTCTTGACGGAGGACTTTGCTTTACGACTGACTTTGGAATCAACTATGTTCTCTGGGGCGTTACGGATGCCCTTGAGTGCCTTGCCAATTACACTCTGGGATGACTTCTTCTTGGGCTTATATTCAGCTTGGGCATTATGCTCATAGATACGGAGTTTGGCCTCAAGGTCCCGCTTGCCACGTTCCTCGGGGGAGATGTATCTGATACCGCGAAGGGCCGATGGAGTAGGCATTTTAACTCCTTATGAGGCTGGTCTGGACGGCTTGCCCGAATGGGGCGCGAGCCTTGGCACGGGCTACCTCGGCGAATAGATCACGGCTCCCGGTCTTGTAGTGAGAGGCGAGCATAGCTAGGGAGACGGGGTCCTTGGCTACATTTAGGTAGTTACCATAATTGATAGCCCCAGACTCTGGGAGCATAGCGCCGCCGTAACCTTGGAACATGCCGGTGTTGAGCTTGTTGTACTGATTCTTACTCCCACCCTTGAGATAATCCAGACTGGAGTAATTCTGGTAGGCCTCATCGGGATAGGACTTGATCTTGAGATTGTTAGGATCGAAGGCGTCGGCGCCGAGGGCGAACTTTCGTTTCCCCTGCATTTGCTTAGCATTCTTCACTGGGGTGACTGAAACCCGAGTCTTCTTACCCGGATTATGGATAGTGACGACTTCAGGGTTGGGCTTGCCGTCGGCCTGCGGGTCACCGGAGACAAACTGCGGATTCCGGGACTTTCGGACTCCGTAAGCGAACTTCTGCAGCCACACAGGTGTGCCGGCGGCTATCTCGTCATCAGGCTGATATTGATAGTTGTTCTTCGAGGGATTGAATACCTTGAAGTTGGTATAGTCCCGGCCGTAGCTGGGGCCTAGCGTTCCAGTTGTAATCAGTTTGCCCTGGCCTGATAACAGCTCCGCCACATCCTCGTTGCGGACTCCGCTGAAATTATCAGCTGTGGGCGCACCGCCAGCTCCCGGCCCCGGATATGTAGGAATGGGCGAAGCTGCTGGAGTCTGTGCTGGTGGGGGCGTAGCCACTTGCGGGGGAGCGGGAGTGGCTACAACCCCCGTAGTTGGGGGCGGCGCTGTTGGAGTATACTCAATTAGGCTCTTCAGCAAATCGGGGAGCTGGAAGGTATTAGCATCCGGGCCTACCGGCTTGGCTCCCCCACCTGCGGTGTTCTTCAGCATGTCTATGATGATTTTGAGTTCGGGGAAATCTGAATAGGCCGGGGTCTCGGTGCCCTGCGGAGCTGTCATGGCTCTGACCTGGGCTTCCCGAGCCAGCCAGTCTCCGGGGTTCAGCTGGGACTCAATCGCCTTCCCAGTACGCTGGTCCAGGATTTGCTGGAAGGCGGAAGCTAGATTACCGGCCTGCTGGAGGTTAGACGACTGGATATTCTGCTGATTATTCCACATGCCGGATTCTACGTTGAACTTCTGGACCTCGTTACTAAAGGCCTGGTTAAACGCAGACATGGCGGAAGCTTTGAGATTGGCTTTAATCTCCTCGATATCGACAGCCCGGTTAGCATTGCCCTCGGCTGCGGTCGCGGCTATCTCCATAGCGGTCTTATCAATATCCGCCTGGATTTGTTTCTCGAAGGCGGACTGGGCTATGCGATTGGCAGTCTGCTCCGGGGTTTCAATGAAGTCGTTAGGCCCCGGAGGTACGTAGGGGAAGATCTGGTCAAGGGCGGGGCTGCCGCCGGTGTACTCACTGGCGAACCGACTGAAGGACATCAGGGTTCGGGGAGACCAGTAGCCTCCTTCATCGGTAGGCTCTGGCTCCCCGTATTTGGCGGAGTACCAGACCGGGCTCATCATGTCGAGCACCTTCTGGCGACTGTCCCCGCCATGTGCCCACATAGAGGCCATCCACTTGGCTAGGGTCTCCCGGTAATAGGCATTGGAAGGGGCTCCACCTGTTGTGGCTCCCGATGGATTGGGAGTGAAGCCCGGCCCGCCGGTGGCACTGGTTTGTGGAGTTATATTCGCCATGATACTACCTCAATCCGAGAGCTTTTTTCCAGAAGTCTGGCCCTTGGGCTAGGACGCTGCCCTTTGGTTGATATTGGGAGCGGGCCGCGGCTTGGCGGCTTGCGAAGTCCCCACCTGTGGCGGTTGGAGTGGCTGGGGCTGTAGATGGCCCGGTGCCGGCACCTATACCTGGCGGCACACCCACTCCACCACTATTATACTCCGAAATTATCTCGTCGGGGTCTTGAGCCTGCATGTTGGGAAATGAACTGCCGCCACCTGTACCGCCGTAGGGCTCCAACGCTGCCGGGTTGATATTATAGGGCTGGGGAGCCTCGGCAGGGAGGGCCCCTTTCAACCCGCCTAGGATTCCACCTAGGTCCATAGACTTGGGCTGCCCCTCGGTACCATAGCCAGCACCTTGGGTGGTAAAGGGGGAACCCTCAGCGAGGGCTCTCCCGGCGTTGGCCGCCTTGAGGACTCCAGCTATATTAGCGGCCCGCTGCACCGGGATGTCCTCGATGGCAGTGATATCCCCGATGCGGCCTATGTAGTCGGCATATTTAGCCTCGGCCTCGGCGCGCTTCTCCTTCTCAGAGGTGAGATACGCTGCCGCGCTATCGGCGCCAGCACCTTCCAGATTGGCCTTCCGCCTATCCATGAGCCGCTCAACCGAAGCCGCATTCCGCATGGCGATGGAGAGTAACCGCATACCTTCGGCATCAGGTATCGGCTCCCCGGCCTCGTCATACTTATAGACGACACCCTCTTCTTCGTCTACAATCAGCCCACCATTGTCCGCGTACTTGTATAGGTCCTGATAGGCCTTGTCCATGGCCTCGAGGTACGCAGCTACGTCAGCATCGAAGTCCCCGGTGGGGGTGTAGGGTTGTACCCCCTTGGGGGTAGAGCCGGAGCTGGTTGGCTGTACCCCCTTGGGAGTTTGAAGCCGGGAGATGGTATCAGTTATCTTGCCTCTGGCGAACCTACCAACAGAAGTATTGCCAGCTGGTTTTTTCTCTTGTGCCAAGGGTTGTACTCCTGAAGGGGCTCTCGCATTGACCGAGCTAGACCCCGGATAGGGGTTATTCCCGAGGGCACCGAACTTCTGGCCTTGGTAGGTAGAGCCCTCGCCCCAAGGGCTCCACCCACTGCCGCCATAGACGGCTTGTGCGGCGAGGCGGATATTGTAGTCGGGGTCCTCGAGTTGGGCTACGGAGCTACCACTCCCAAGCCCTCCAGCCCGGTTCATTTGGAAGAGGCCAATGCTAGCCCCGTTGTCCCCTTTGATAGTCGGGTTACCACCACTCTCCCCGTTAATCACATAGAGGGCCTTGTCTACATCTTCGGGCCGGAAGTATTTGGCTACCCTACTTCGCCATTGCTCTACATTAGGTGAGTAGGCCACGGTACTCCTCCTTTAGCAGTGTATCTTCCATGCGGGCACTCCAGTCGATGGCAACCTTCTGAGCAATATCTACCGGGTGGACACTGATGATGAGATCGGGGGCGACGGCACTATCTTGTAGTTCCATGATTATGGCTCCAGTCTGTTCAGCCATCCACTTAGTCCATGCTTCCTTGTTGCCCCGGACTCCCATGTATTCCTCGAGTTCCTCTAGTTCAGTCTTTGGCTCCAGGAAGAAGGGCTTCCCATCCGCCATTATCTCTCCTATGATCTCATTCACAGTTTCGACCGTCCAGTCGGCTAGTTCCTCAATGGCTTCCTCAATGTCTTTTACGAAGCTCATATTGCACTTGCCCCGGTGAGCGCCGCGCCTTGTTCAAGCTCACCCACCCTGTTAATCATCTCGGAGTCGCCGGGAACTGGGCCAGGGATTCCCATTCCTGGGCCACCGGCTTCGGCTACGTTGGCGAGTAGTTCGGGGTCGGTGCCTCCCTGCTTAGCCGCCGCCGGTTGAATCTGCTGGATGGCTGCGAGAAGTGCAGGGTCAGCCTTCGCCATGATTTCTGGACTAATATTCGGAGTGCCCTGCTTGGCCAGCTTCACATTGGCTGCGTCCCCGACCTTATCGGTAATGAAGCCATTGGCTATCAATTCCCGCTTCTGCGACTCCACCAGGATCTTCATATACTCCAAATCCGGGGAGAGCATCGCGAGGATCTCTTCTCGACCGGTCTCATCCGACATGGCCGGCCCTTTACCACCTCTATCGTCGGTAGCCATAGCGAAGGCTCGGAGGGCGGAGAGGTAGTCGAGTGGCCCCTGCTTCCTCACCTGCGCGGAGAACCGGGGCATTGGGGTTAAGTCCTTGGGATCGAGGGTCACATACTTGAGATTCTTCTTCTTAGTCTTCTTATCCGTCTCCAGATACACCATCTCGACTGGTTCGTTTATCTGCTTTACATACAGGCTGACAATCAGGGCCTCTTCCTCAGCCCCCGCCTGCAGATGCTGCTCTTGCTTGTTGTCTAGTGATTGAGCTTGGGTCTGCTGAATCGCTTGGTTAAATCCTGTGTCAACTCCAGGTGCCCGCTCTCCATACAGGGTTGAACTACCACCCAGTCGGGAGACTTGCTGCTGTATGATATCGAACAGCCACATTGCCATCGGATTGTCTTTCGCTTCGAAGATCTGCTCAATCTTCTCACCCACGAAGGTGACAATGGACTCCCCTTCCTTAATCTTCGGCGCTTCTGGCTTGGAGTTACCTGTCCCGAAACCTCGGGCCTCGGGATCCATCATGAAGTTCAGGCTGGGCCAATAGGTGGCCCTCACGTTGGTCAGCACCTGACTCACGATTTCATCCGCGGCTTGAGACAGCTCCATGATACCCTTGCCCACTCTTTCAATCTCATTGTGCTCGGTCTTCCACCCGCCGAACCTACCTGAGTAGGTATTGTAGATGCTCCGGCTAATCCCATGCTCATACGCATACAGACAGTCGAGCCCTCCGGTAAAGCCCCTCGAGTTCGTCCTTACCTTCGGGTACTTATTGTTCCCAGAGTTCGCACCGGGGCCGGCAAGGTAATAAGCATGAATATTATCGTTAGCATACTCAATAATAGTAACAGTCTCATTCAACCCTCCATCGGCGCCGAGTGTCATGCCCTTCAGTAGTGGCCCACCCTTCTCATTATCAAAGAGTGGATTCTGGAGTAGCCCCCACTTCGTGGTCTCGGTCAGCTCAAAGGAAAACGCCAGCGTCTTTCCATCGTAGTGAGGGAGGAAGAACTCCAGGGGTACGTAGTCCTTGGTCAGTGGAATCCCCGAATCCCTCTTTATAGCGGTGCGCTGAGCTGGAGTCAGTGCTTTTTCCGGCCGTGTATCTCGATGCCCGTTCTTGAATTTCTCCCACTCAGTATCATGCTCCACGATTTCCCGCCAGTAGGCCGCTTCCCCTCTTAGTATCTTCTGGACGCCCATGTCGAGGAGGAGAGCATCCCTTACTGCCCGGTCGTAGCAATCCCCTCCTCCCCGGCGTTCGATCTCATACCCACTCACATTAATCCCCTGTTCAATCCTCGTGGATTTGGATCTAGACTCATCATCCAGGGGATTGTCGGGTATGACTTGGAGTACAGGCCGCGGCAGGTATCGGCTAGTCTTCTCATTGATGAGGGCCGCCAGTATGTAGGTGTGCAGCGTCTTCACCATGTACTGGGTGGACGAAGGGGCCTCGATCTTATTCAACCCGCCGAGCGCATTCCTCATGTCATTGACAAAGGCATTCCTGGTCTGCCAGTACCTCAGCTTAAACCTGAACTGATTGGTGACTAGCTCCTGAGTGGGCAACTTATCATAAATGTCGGGCACTAGCCTATCCTCGGTATGTAACTACTGTAGAGTTGTTGAGGGTCACCAATCGGGCCGTGATCTACTCCCTCTACTAGATACCTAACAGTATCCGGCATGTCGTCGTCTACCTTGAGTGGGTTCTTGTGCTCAACTCGGCCGTCGCCATGCGGCTCGGCGTAGCGATACGAAGTCAAGGCATCTTCAATCCAAGGGACACCTTTTAACCAGAATAGCCTCGGCCTCAACCGATTCTTGCCATCCTCTGGGGCCCCTGCATCTGGTCTCAGCTTCAGCCGCCGGTGTACCATCTCAACACCCTCATTCACCGAGTCGGGGCCACCCTTGGTCTTGAACACCTTCAGACCCGAGTTCCTCATGAACTGAATCGCTGTCATCTGGGACTTATCTGCCCTATAGATGACCCCATTGTACGGTCTCCGCAGCTCCCGGTGAATCTCGGCGAGCTTGAGTTCCTGCTCCCAGGCCCAGTTGTATTGCCGCTCGGCAATGTTAGGGCCGGCCTGCAGGAACGCAGCGATGATAATGAGTTCATCCTTCTTCGACAACCCCGCTATGGCCGTCCCGGACTTGTGGGCCCCTATGGTGTCGCCACCAAAGTCCATGCCTCCGTGGTAGGACATAAACTCGGGCACAGGGGCCCGCCACTCATGGAACTCCGCCGAGACCTCCGGGTAGACCAGGTACTGTGAAGCCCCAAAGTCGGCCAACCACTCCTGGGCAAAAGTTTCCGGCGACATCTCCTCGCGCTGCCGCTCCATCTCTTCAATTCCAACATAGGGGTTGTTAGAGCCTATCACGCGCGTGTGCGCGGTTCCATCTTCTGTGATTGCGGTGGGCAGCTGGAACCCACTCCAGCCCGCCCGCTTGAGAGCCATCTGGTACAGCTTGTAGCCCCAGTTCTTACCTTTCGGAGTCCCCACAAAATCGCACCAGCCCTCGAGGTCAGCAAGACTGGGGCCAATAACCTCTGTCCACGTAACTTCCGGGATCTGGGCGAACTCATCAAAGACTGCCCCGCCCAATTTCTCGCCTCGGAGACTGTCCGGGTTCACAGCGGACTTAATCGTTATAGTCCCGCCATTCCTGAAGATGATGCTCATATCCGCTTCCCGGATTTCCACGGGACTAACTGTGTCAATCTGCCGGGCAAGGCGCTTCAGCATCCTCCACCCGATTTGAGCCACCGGGTAGGTCGGGCCTATCCACCAATAGGTATACCCCGTCATCAGTGCGTACTTCACACACTTGCGGACCCCGTAGGTGGTCTTGCCCCAACGCCTCCCGATAATAATGACCTTGAATCTCGCAGGGTCGTAGTCAATGAGTTTCTGTGTAGGGTGCAAAGGCGGGAGTGTAATCGTAATCTCTCCCGCCGTTGCTGAGGTCACTCGAGACCCTGGATGATTTGCCAGAGCGCACCCTTGCAGGACTCGGGCCGACAGATCTCCCACTCATGCACATGAGCATGATTGAGAATCTCCGAGGCAAAATCCTCGTCCCTCATCCTGTCCGCGAACTGACTGGCAAACTCTTCCCTAGAGAAGCGCCAATGACTATCCCCGATTCTCACGCTCCAGCCATGCCCGTCCAGGCTCGAGCCCAAGTGAATCCGCGGGCTCAATTGAGTCTCCATCTATAACCTCCATAATCCCGTTCCCGTCGTCGTCCTCGACAACCTTGAAACCCTGTCCACCGAAGTTCAGCACCAGCGTATTAGTCCGGTGCTTCTCCGGCTCCATGGCCTTCTGCAGATTGAGGAACTCCCCAGATGTGTAGAAGCGCCGATTGGCCTTGAGGTAGTTGAACTCCCTGTTGCTCATCTCGTTGAACTCGTTGAGGGACTTCGCCACCATCCGCGAATCCTGGAACAGGAACAAAGTCATGTTCCTCAAGAATTGCAGCCTGATGATGTCGGCCCCGATATTGCGTTGGAGTTCTCCTAGCCGCTCGAGTTCAAAGTCCTTGAGTTCCGGTGTCTCCTCATACCACAACTCCAGAATGGCTAGTTCCAGCCCCAGGAACTCCAGCGCCTGCCTGGCTCGAAACCCCAGCGCTCGGAACCCGAGGTAGGTGGCCTTATCACTATCCCCGAAGAGCGCCGGGATCTGCGCCATAACGAGGTCATAGTTCCCATGCTCCTTGGCACGCTCTATAACTTCATTTATAGGATCTGCCAGCTCATCGCGTTCCCAAATGGTTACAGTTGTCATGGTCTAAGGATACCAGGGCTGGTCAATTTATACGGGATGGTAAAAGAATCGTAATAGGGTTGACAAACTGTTACAGATATGTTATAATGAGAGTGACCCGTGGTTCCTCTTGGCCGGAGGACGAACCACGAACTGGGAAAGTGCGACTCGGCTGACCTGCCCTCTTCCTTGTCCACACGGGAAGATTAAAAAGCCATCGCAGCCACGGGTATTTCTTGGCAGGATAGTTCTTTGTCTGATCTCAACTCCGAAATCGACTCCATTATCCGTAAAACAGAGCAAAAGTTAGTCTCTGATACCGTAGAGTCGCTCATTTCCGCAGCTAAATTGACTCTCAAGGACGCCAAAACTTGTATTTATTGGCGATTAGGTACTAATTACCTCTCTACCCTGGACTTTTACCCTGCTTTAGCCCTTGTAGGTCCCGCAGGTTCTGGAAAGAATACAACTATGAAGGCTCTCCGCTTAATGCCGGGAGATTCCAGTGGTATGGTGGACTGTGGCGGCCTCACACCAGCCGCGTCCCGTGATGAACTGGCACTTTTCCTCGATAAGACCTTCTTTGCCGACGAATTCGATAATATCCGCCCTGAAGTTGAGCGCATCTTCATGTCTAGAACAACTCGAGACATGTCTACACAGGTTTACAAGCGACTTGTTGGCCCCGGAAAGTACGAGCAAAAGGCACATTCGATATTTGGAGCCACAGTTCTCCACAAGCGGAACCTGATTGACGAGCCCGCCCTTGCCTCCCGCTCCATTCAAATATTTACTCGGCACCAAGAGGGCCCCTATGGACGGTTTGAGTGTGATGTTCTCAATCTATCTGCCCTCAAATTTGACATGTCCGGGGTAGTTCTCGAAGGTGGACGCATAGAATCCACCTGGTCTCCCATCCTTGAAATAGCCCGACAGCTCGAAGATGTAGAATACATAGAAGAAATCTCCAAAGGGATGGCGGTTGAGACCCGGCTACTTCGCCAGAAGGCCGAATATGACTACTCCAGCGTCGTCCTCGCTCGGGTTATTGAACTGCTTCTGTCCAAGCCCACGTTATCCCGCTGGTACAAAATCGATATAGAGCTGGACATAGGCAAGCCAATCCGAGTGGATTACCCCAATATAGCCCCAATCACTGTCAACAGTATCCTAAACCAGTTGGGCTTCCTGACCGACCGTCGCGGCGGTAGAAGATGGCTCTACCCCGAGATAGAAGCTATAAAAGTAGCGGCACAGAGGGCTAACTATGATGATGCCGGGATAGCAGAGTTGGATGAGGAGTTCCAATTTCGATGACTAACTATGCAGCCATGCAACCATGCACCGCAACATAACTCTATATATATACGGCTGCATGGTTGCATTTCTTTACCATAGCTGACATGACACCGGGAAATTTTCCACCTAGGAGCTGAAATGACCCTTGCAATTGAACCTCACCTTCAAGCTCGCCGGGAGCTGTTATTAGCCTGGGTCAGACAGTACCGCAAGCGTCTCCTCCAGGCCTACATTTCCGGTGACCCCGTGAGAATCCGGCAGAACAAGCTCAGCTTGGCCCGGCATCTGAAGGAACTCGCGGAATCCCCGGAACTCGGCCCCAAGCTCCCATTCATCTGGGGTGGCCTCGAGATCGTCTACCAGTACGGCTTTGACCCCACTATAAGTTGGCCCGACTACCTCGATGCCGAGGATGACTGGTGGAAAGTCGCCCGGATGCTTGAGGCCAGCGTCTTCAAGTGAGGGGCTATCTACGTGGTCAAAAGGGCCGGCATCTGTTGTCCGAGTCGGATATGGAGATCTGCAGTTCCATTGGCTGTTGCTACATGGGGCAGCATTACCGGGTGTCTATTGAGTACAGCCCGCCCTGTGGGGTCCTGCACCCGTTAGAGTGGGACTGTGGTTGGGTGTCCCGAGAGGCGGTAGAGCTTCATGAAGCCGCGGTGTCATCCGAGGCCGCATTAGCACTTGCATTTTGGGGGAGTTATGATTGATCTAGTAACCTGGCTAAACAATATCCCGGAGCTGATTGGCCTCGCGGGAGCTATTTACGCATTAGCCTGGTGGGTTCTTGCAAGCATGGATTAGTGGTAAAGACGACTTTTCAGGGTAAAAATTTAGCGCAGTCATCCACCCACAACAGCCCGTAACGCGCAACCCAAGTGTTCGTCATATTCGAAAGTGTTGTATGACGGTTGCGCATATGACGTTCAGTTGTGGGTACCACCTCGATTCCGCGTATGACACACCAGGGTGGCCGGCCATTACGGAACAGGGTATTCAACCCGTCATCGAGCCGATATGCACCTGTCGTCAAAATGGGTTGACGCGCCGACCCCTCGTCGGGTACAATCCATATATGGAAATGAACAAACGAGGTGCCCCATGAACCACCCTCCCCCACGCGCTCGATGATTCACCACGGTTATTTCAAAGGTCGCGAATACGGCTGCAAACGGCAAATCGCTACCGTGAATACGGAACACGAGTTGCTGTGCGAATGCCCCGACCGTACTCGCCTCATCCATTATGACCGAGGCTGCCGATACTCGGCCGCGTCACCTGACACAACGAGGAATTATCGATATGTAACTTGCGGGTTATGCCGAAAGCAGTTGCGACTCGGGTAACTTTGAACAGGCTGGCGTGAAAGTCGTGCGCCCCTGCGATTGCAGGGAGGTACCGTAAAGGTACGGCCTATCACACAGGGCGAAGCCCGGAAAGTTGGAAATGCCAAAAGTCACCCCGACAGGGGACACTAACGCCGAAGATATCGGCGAAGAGATCAACCCAGAAGAAGGTCAGGTAACTGACGACGAGCCCCTTGACGAAGGTCAGGATGACACGCCGGAAGTTCCGGCAGTCAACGTCGAAGCACTCGATCAGGCGATCGCGACCGCGCAAGCGGAGGTGGACGCTGTTCAGGGTACATTCGCGGATGCTGCCGGGGATCTGACGAAGATGCTCGAGTTCGCAGAGGCGATCAAGCGCGCGAAAGCGTCGTTGGATCGAGCGAATGCGAACAAGGCGAGCGCACTGTACGATCTGCTCGCAACGGAGCGCGTGGAGTTCTCCACCGACCTTCGCGAACAGGTACACGAGTTCATTGCGCCGTTCGAGGATCGAGCCCGTGAGCTGTCGCTCACCAGCGTTCATGTCACCTTTGGCCCGGATGGCGGGATTCAGGTCAGTGTCATGGACTCGTCGAGGCCCGTCGCGAAGCGGTCGGTTAGCCGGACGCCGAGCGCAGGTAACGGAACCAGCGCGGATGGGAAGAACCGAAATGCATGGACTATGCCTGACGGTTCCACCTACTCCAGCCAGCAGCTGCTGTTGAAGTACGGGGATGAGATCAGCCCCGGATTCGGCGAGTTGGCTGTTGACCGAGCGCACAACTGGAAGGAGCCGAAGTGGGGACCGAATGGGAACGAGCCCATGAAGTCCGGCCCTGGTTTCAACGCCGAGGTCACGAAGCTGGCCGCCAAGATTGGCGCAACGCGCTAACCCCACGCTCACCCGAGCAGCCCCGGAATCAGGACGATAGGCCCCTGGTTCCGGGGTTCCTTTTTGCCCCGCGATGGGGCCGCGCTTTTGGCCAGTGGATGCGGGACACAGGGACTGTGCAGAGTTGCGGGACACTAGGGCTGGTTTGGACAGCGGGTGGAGGTGTTACATTGGCATAGGGGTTATGTTACATTGGCATGGAAATGGGTTGACAACCTTGACGAGTTATGATATAATGTAGTGGACGGGGGAAACCAACTCCCGTACACTGTCAACGAGGTGTGGTTTGGAAAAGAAGTGGTTTGTGGTATACTGGGACATCAGTGCCACCAGGTTCAGTGGACCCTATGATGACAAGGAATCCGCCGTCAACGAGGCCATCGAAGAGTGTGACAATGCGGTGGGTGACTTGTTCGCCAGCGTATTTACACTCGACCTGGAAGCCATCGTCGGGGATGAGTAGGTAGGGTTCATCACTCGTGGATGGGTGGACGGACACCCAACCACCAGTGCGGAATCACTGGGACGCACCTTAACAGCCGCATACATGGGCAGGAGCCACACACTGGGGTGACCCGGTATACACCGTGGAGGTGTAAGTGTGCCTCGACTAGAGTTGGAACAGATCAGGTTGGACAGGTTGTATTACACAGTGGTGTGTGGATACGAGTTCGATATCGGTGAGTTGGTGCAAAGGGCGGATGATCCAGTGGTTCATACCTTCACCGGCAGCATCATCGCGACGGATATTGAGTTCGCATCCGCGGCGCATCTAATGCGCACACTGGAAGAACATGGCGAGGGTGATATGACATACTGGATGCTACCATCCAGGTTGTATCACGCGCTGGTTGATTAGGGTGGGACGCCGACGAGGTGAAGTTCCCACGGCTAATCAAGTCAAGAAATGGGACGACCAGTTTTGGCGACGACTCAACTATGCATACTTCGAAGAGTGGAACGAGGATTGTAGGTGGGAAGCCGATGAACTATGTCCTAATAGACAGCGGGTTGTAAGTTCGCGGTGCGATAAGCTGAGTTAACGAACAGGTTCCTGCCCAGGTGTGTGGTTGTTAGGGTGACAAATGTGTGGAGTTGGTTAGTGGAATCGGATGAACAGAGGATGCTCGAGAAGATTCGCCGATTGTTTGAGTTGGCGAAATCCTCGAATGAGCATGAAAGCGCAGCGGCGGCCGAAAAGGCGCAAGAGTTGCTGCACAAATATAACCTGAGTCTAGCGGACCTACCGGGGGCCAAACCGGAAAGGTACTGCCGAGACCTTGTTAAACTCAAAAACAAGGCCCGGTGGGCGCAGTCACTGTATCATGTGGTGTCGAAGGCGAATGCCTGCCAAACAGTCATACTGCATAACGGGGAACACACGATTGCAGTGATGGGGCAGAGGAGTAACCTCGACATCAGCGAATACGTGTACGCTCAACTGGAACGTCGCATCCGGCTGTTGTCGGAAAGCGCATGGGACTTGTATGGGGAAGGGAATCCCACACAGTACATGAGTTCATTCGCCTATGGCGCCATTGGTCGGCTGGATGAAAGGTTGTCCAAGCGGACGGAAGCATTCCGAAGAGAATCACCGGAGTCCATGAAGTTGATGGTGGTGCAGGGAAGGGAGTTGGAATCCGCTGTTAAGCAGTGGTATCCATTTCTGGGGAGTTCGCGGCCTGACCGAGTGGGTGCAGGGTATGACTTGGGAGCGGCAGCCGGGTCGAGGATGGGCATAAATGCAGGTGTGGGAAGCGGTGCCGGGCAGCGGAGGCTGAAATGAAGGAGCGGAGTTACGAACGGGCGATTAAGGCAGGGCTCACATGGGCTTCCTGTCCAAGGTGTGGGTTCACCCGCGATATCCGAGACTTCACCGGAGACACTAAAGAGTTCAGGATGTGGGTGTGCAAGTGGTGCGCCCAAAAGGCACATGAGTCCGGGGTTCATCGGAGGGTGAGGGAATGAACTGGTATGAGGAATGGCAGATACGACGAGCGCTGAAGAAGCTGAAGAAGGAGGGGCTGGTGGACTGGGATGGGAAGCTGGAAACTGGAGCGGTGGTAAAGGTAACGGACAAGGGAAGGGAGCAGGGGTTAGGTGGAAATGACTGAGGAGATGTGGTTGAAGACGGACAAGGCCATGATGGAGCAGAGTGAGTTCTGGCCCCAGTGGCCGCTACTCCCAATTAAAAGGTATAAAGATGGGGAGATGCAGACGGCACTCATCTATGCCAACATGGAGGGGCCGGCGCTGTGGTCAGACGGAGCGAATCTCTGGGATCGGGACAAGGATGCCTATGAGTGGGTTCCAGTGAACATCGATGAACTTTTGAGGGAGGGCTGGAAAGTTGACT